CTGTTTGCGCCATTTCTTATTCCTACCTGTAAATTATTTTGTAATCACTTGCGATGTGATAGAGTTCTGAGTCATTCTCATAGAAATCTACCTCATTAAGGTAAACACCCTGTATTACTGGCATTCCATAAAATACCCCCTTCTCTCTTTGAAGTAATCCTCTTATCAAATCTGAAATTTCTTTTGCCTCGCTATATTTTTCTGCGAAAATCGAAAATTGAAATCTTGGGTATGCAACATCTATGTCATGATGACGTGGATTTGAGACCTTGAAATAGACAACCGCTGGAAATGTAGGGTTCTGCGGAAGCTTTAGGATGTATATCCTTTCACCGATTTTTGCTTTTAAATCATTATTCGCAATCAACTTTTTTCTAATTGCTTCTTCAATACTCATCTCTGTGCTCTATCTATCAATTCTTTGATCCCCTGTCTGAATGTAGTTTCTATCTGTTCCTTATTCTCATCTAAAGCAGGACGCAAAAATGGTTTTGCTGGCATTGAGCCTGTGAACTTCCCCTTTTTTGTTTTTCGTGGACCTGTACCGAATTCGTCAAACCTACCCCAGAAGGCTTCTTTCCCTGGTCCAGGTCCTATTTCTATCTCAAACTTTTCTTTCTTCTCCATAACTTCGCCTATCATAATTTTTGAGGCAAGTTCACCCGTTCTTCTTGGCGCTCTCCTTGAAGCATCTGCTCTTGGTATCTCTGCGCATTCCTCCATTATGTTTTCAAGAATTTCTCTATTCACCTTAACTCCGAGCTTTTTTAGTGAATCTGATAGTTCCTTGCCGCCTTCGATCTTGATTTTATATTTCATGGTTTCTCTGACACAAGTAAAACAAGCTCCCTGTTTCGTTCTTCTACATTAATTATTGCCTCAATGTTAAATATGCGATCACCAAATTTGACCCGCATTTTAGGAGTTATTCCACTAACATATCTGATATTTATCTTGCCTGTGATCTCTGCATTTACCTGTCTTGCGCTCCAGTATTCCCTACCAACAAGCGGATTGATTGAAGCATAACGACTTACAAAATCTTGCCAATCTGGCTCGATTTCTCCGATATCACTTAAAGGTTCAGGTTCGGTAAGTTTTTGTATCATTATTAGATGTCTTAACTTGCCTGCCCTCATTAGAGATTCCATACCTTGTAGGGATATAGAAGCGATTCAACCGCAATCAGAAGTTTCTGCGGAATGCTGTCGATTACAACCGCTTCCCTATTCTCATAGAAATGTCCGATTAGGAGTAACATTGCTTGCCTGATTGGCTCAGGGATAACGAGATGCGCTGGTGTTTCTTCTTCACCGATTATATATCCCGCTGTAAATTGAATTCTTACAGCGCCCACAGGATAGAGGCTGACCTGCGGATACGATTTACCATAGGCTAATACTATTTTCCCTGGTTCGCTGTCGCTATCCACAATGTAGTTCTCATCATCCCATGTTACCTCTATCCCATCGACACCTGTGTATTTGATGGATTCAACCGATTGAAGCGGTGGCATGGGCAACTCAATATCTCCATCGGGAAATTCGTCAAGGATAAGCTCAAATTTCTGCGTGCAGAGCGCCCGACCTGTTAGGGCTTCGGCGTGCTCCCTTGCGGATTTGATGTATGAGGATATCAGGCTATCTTCATCATCTCCAGTTTTGCGGATGTGAAGCTTTGCCTCATCAGGACTTACCGGTTCTGTTACTGGAGCGGTTATGAGTTTTAGCGCCATCTATTTCTTTCCTGTTTTAGCCTTTCCTGATTTAACTACTGCCACTTCCTCTGGTGCTACTGTTGCGGTCTCGATCTTCTCCCTTACAGGTTCACCCAGCACATTTTTCCTTTTCAGTGTCTCTATTTCCTCGGGCTCAACGTCAATTATGTCCCCGGGGTATTTCCTTCCCTTGTTATAGATGAACTCATTTTTGACTATATACTTCATGGCTTACTCCTGATTGTATCTTGCATTACCACGGATGAGCGTGCAGGCTGCTATTACAGCAGTGGCGTTATCTGAAGAAATAGTAACTGCTATGTGAGTAAAACCATTGTTTATGTCCATTGCTGAAGCATCTATTTCTCCAACTACTTTCACCTGTTCTCCTGCAGGGTTTGCGACTGTGACTTCTACTGCACTGCCAAGATTCTTTGAACCTGTTCCTTGACTATCCGTTGCCTGCTTGAACTGTAAGGTCGCCTTCTTGGTGTTAGCGATGGTATCAGTAAGAAGAACGGCAACCGCCTTTCTGTAATCCGACATGCTGTAGTAATTGCTTGTTCTTGGCGTAGTTATGTCGGAATTTACTACCGCCTTGTCGATTTTCAGAATTTCAGTTAATTTCTTGTTCATTCAGATCTCCTTTTTAGTTAGAAAAGGGAGGCAAGAAGCCTCCCGATTATTAGGCTGCTGGTACATCTAAAACTACAAACGGAGAAACGGTTGTAACTCCATCTTCAAGGGTAAGCGGGGACGTGAGCCATGGCTGGCCATCCACGTTCCAGAATGCCTTTATTACCGTTTCGTTGTTTGTGAAATAGACATGCTCGGAAGCTGATATAGCTATTCCGAACCCGTCCTTGATCATGTAGTAGGAAGGATCGGCCAGAACGAGATCGCCCTTACTTCCTAAAACAGGGTTTCTTTCGTTCAGAATGCACGGAAGTCCAATAAGGGTTCCGGGTGCACCCTCTCTTGCGTTAGGCTGCCAGATCAGATTTCCGTTTGTATCCACAAGGTTCATGAGCTGAGGAAGTAAAGTCGGTGAGGCTATCCAGACAAGTCTTCCGCCGAATTTGACCCTTGAATATATGCTAACGATATCTGCATAAGCTATCTGATTTGCCACTGCCCTGTGAATCTCTATGGAGCTGGCATGTCCGATTATCCCAGCAGGCTTTCCAACTCCATCTCCTGATAGAAAGGCGTGATCCTCAGACGCAATTATTGCATCCCTTAAGAGCTGGGTAATTATCGCTTCGCTTGCAGGAGCGTTTCTGAGGAGCTTATCGGTTACCACTATATGAGCAGCTACCTCTTTGGGATCAAGTTTGACCTCTTTGAATTTGGGCTCAGTTGCAGGTTTTACTCCACCTTCTGCAAGCCATCTCACGGTTACTCCGCTATAAACTCCTTTCGCCCCACTTTGATCTAAAGCGGGAAAAGTGATCGCGCTATCTACAGGTTCACCTGCTGGTATTACCCTTGCTCTTGGCCTGAATATTGCTTCCTGGGGTGTGATCTTTAAGAGTTCCTGGCTGAACTGCTCGGGTACCAGAAATCCACCCTCGGCTCCAACACTCATATTAAGCGCTCTTTTCTCCTGTAGCCTTGGATCATATGGATTGAACCTTACAAAATAAAGGAATTCCCCGAAATTTCTGAAACCACTTGAACTTTGGTTGACTGGCGGTTTATTGGGCTTGTTCTCAGGACTATCCAAATACCTCTTTGCTTCATCTACAATCTGAGATCTGCTTTCCTTCTTAAGCTCGGTTTCTATCTTATCTTTTGTCTCTTTGAACTCAGTATCAAGTTTGTCAAATTCTACTTCTTCTTCTGCATTTAACGAACGATTTGTATCGTTCTTGGCCGCATTAATTATTTCTGACATCCTTGTCTGAATTTCGACAAGCTTTTTTCTTAATTCCTCTAACATTTAATTATCCTCCTAATACTAAAGTTTCAATTTTTCTTTCTCTCTCCCGCAAGATCCTCTCCTGAGTTCTTGCCTTCCTTTCATCTTCTATCAGCTTACTCACCTGAGACTCGCTGATGAAATCGTTAAAAACATCCTGCGCGGTTCTAACCCCAACTTCTGTTTGCGGATAAGCTGGAAATGCCACTGGTGATACATCCCAGAGCTTTACCCTAAGTAATATCCTTATTGGATTTTGTGGGTCTGACATATCCCATTCATCCCCACCCTCAGGCACTGTAAATCCAAATGACATACCATCTATATCACCACGTTTGATTTTTTTAATAAGGTATTGGTCAATATAGGTGTCTTCAGGGATAATAATTGAACTTAGTCCATGCTCATCTTCTGAAAGAGTTAAGGTTCCGTTTGTGTTGCGTCCAATTACATAATTTTCGTCATGATTAAATAATGCCCTGATATCATCTTCCATAATGGTTTGAGCAAAAGTTCCAGGGTTTATTTTTTCCCTGAACCCTCCCAAATCTACAGATAGTTGGTTAAAAACAGCTGAGTAACCTATTATTTTAGGTCCTTCTTGGTCAACTACTCTAACCTCTGCATGAAATATTCTTCTCTCTAATTTTTTAATCATCTTAAAAACTCCTTTGCAAATAAAAAAGCACCCCAAAACAGAGTGCTTATATTTATTTTTTTAAAATTAAATCTATCTTATACAGTCAATTCTGACTTCATCGCTATAATGAGCAAGTCTCTTTTTAACCCAGCGATCAGATACTCTTTTGATTAAGTAAGCTTTATCGCCTACGTTATTTTGATTGACACATCTATGGTCCAATTAGTGAACTGTTTGCAGGCTCTTCACCGCACTCGCAACCATCATGGAGGGGTGGACCTAAATCCGTTTTCTTACCATCAAGTTCCTGACATATTGGGCACGCATTAGGACTTGATACCCATATTGGAGTGAAGCCTGCTGCTACAAAAATATCTCTCGCGATAGCACTTCCAAGCCTTACTGTTTCATTATCAGCGACATCCTGTGGTTTAGTTTCTTCCCAATCATCAAACTTGCTTTCGAGTTCAACCATGATGTCCTTATTCTCATCAATTGCGCTCTGAATTGCTTCTCCAAGTTCTGCTCTTGATTTGCCAGAATATCTTGAGGCAAAACTTGAAACATATTCATTCATGAAAGTTGAAAACTCTGGAATATCTTTTAGATTAACTTCTTCTGCTGCTTCCTGTGCTATAACATCAGCATAAGAAACCATGATTGGTTTTACTTGCTTTTTAATGTAATCAATATGATCCTTGTAAAAATCGTCTATGAAATCATTAAATAAATTGATATCCCTTTCGCCAAATATCTTTTTAGCACCTCGGAGAATATCAGCCCTCTCTCTTTTCACTATTCGCTTTACTGCATCTTTAAAAGGTTCTCTATATGCTTTTACAAGTCTTTGTCTTGTTTTTGAGGATCGCTTTTCTGCGCCCGGTAACAATCTTATTTCTTTACCATCTATAATAATCTGTCTATTCTTTAATAGTTCTCCTACCTGCTCAACCGATTGCATATTCAAGGCAATAAAATGCGTATCTCCGCCCTCATAGGGATTTCTGTTTTCAAGTTCCAAAACATCATTCGGAGAATATATGCCATTCTGGATTGCTGTCGCATAAGCCTGAAAACGTGTAGCAGTATCACCCCGCAGTAGTCCGTCAACCAAGAACTCTGAAAAATGCTTCTTTCTATCTTCTGGATCATATAAATCTTTTAAGATTCCCTGCTCTACCCTCACAAGCCAGGGTCTCATGGTATGAACTACAAAACCTATGTCCAGATGTTCAACATTGCTAAATGTGGCATGCGTCAAGTCCTGTAGCAGATGAAGTGGGACCATAAACATTCTTGCGATCTCTTCGACCTGGAATCTACGACTTTCAATAAATTGGGCATCATTAGGTGGTATAACAGTTTTGGCATATTTCATTCCCTCTTCAAGAATTAAGAGTCTATGAGATTTGCCAAGACCCTCATATTTTTCTTTGAGTTCATCTTTGAGTCTTTTATATGCTTTATCACTCAATGCCTGCGGATGTTCGACTACTCCTCCAACGTTAGTCCCGCCTGAGAAGAACCTTGATCCGAACTCCTCCAACGCAAGAGACAATCCTATTGCCTCTCTCGCATATGAAATTACCGATTTCCCCAGAGCTCCATCAAATCCAAGTCCTGGGATATGGAGAATATTCCTTTTAGGAATTATTATTTGTTTACCATCAGGTTTCGTATATTTATAAACTAATTCATCATCTACTCTTTTCACATCCATTTTATATGGCAAAAGTGGCCATATCTCTATAGGATCTCCGCGCATATTTCTAACTATTTCTCCGAAAAAATTCCCCCTCAATAGAAGGAATGCCATCATCATTTCTCTAAATGTAAATGATGTCATCTCACTGTTGGGCTGATCGTGCAGTAAAAAATAAAGTGGATGATCTAAAGCACGCTCCTTACCTCTTTCAAGTCTCCTATATGTAATAAGCGGAAGTGAGGCTACTGTCTCAGATAAAATTCGCACGCATCCAAATACCGCTGAGCACTGCGTTGAATTTGATTCAGAAACAGCAACCCCGGATATTGAATTTCTTACACCTAAAGCATCGAGTAACCACTGTTTGGGATTAAGTAAATCTGATTCCCTTGACCTCTTCTCAATCCAATTTGAAATTATCGGTATCTTCATGCAGTTCTAATTCCTCTTGTGTTATATACAGAATCCTTCTGTTCCATTGATCTTGATAGCGCTAATATGAGGGCTACGATACCATCAATTTTTTCTGTTGATTTTTTCTTTGATGGTTTGATATTGCCCGCTGCATCCTGCTCCATCATCACATTGTCAAACATCCATCTGAGCACTGGGTTACCACCGTGAATTATTTTTTTGCTATATATCAGCGTTTCTAAATACTTGGTTGGAGCGCTCATTGAGCTATGCCCTAAGCCTGTTTCAACCATTGTCATATTTTTCCCCATTAGTCTCTGAACAAGCATATCAGCGTTCCATCTGTCAAAAGCAATTTCCTTAATGACATATCGCCTGGCAAGTTCATCTATTTTCCTTTCGATAAATGCATAGTCAATAACATTGCCTGGTGTCGCATTAATAAACCCTTGCTTAACCCAACTTGAATAAGGAACTTTATCCCTATGTTCCCGTTCCCTCATGTTATCTTCGGGAATAAAGAAAAAGGGCAGGATATAATTCTCCGGCGGAAATGTTAAAACAAAAGCTGTTATGTCCGATGTAGAAGATAGATCAAGACCACCAAAACAATCCCGACCCTTTAATCTTTCTTCATTAACAATACCGGCAGTCGCATCCCACTTATCAAGCGAAATCCATCTTGTCAACTGGGATACCCATTGATTTAATCTGAAACGTCTGAAAAGATTCTCTTCGTATGGTATCTCCTGCGCTTTCTTGCAAGCTTCCCTTACATCTTCTATGCCAATCGTAATTCCCAAAGAGGGATTGACTTTCTTCCAGACATCCTCATCTGTCCAATCATCCTCCGGATCCGCTGCGTAGATTATTGGTAAAAAAGTATCATCCTTGATTATGCCATCTCGGACCTTGATAGCATAATCGTGCTGTTTATAGCAGATGGATTCCCTGTCATAACCGGCGGTAGTGATAATGAACAAAAGTGGCTGAGTTCTTGCGATACCAGAGTCATATGTAAGGGTATCCCAAAACGCATAATTATCCAGAGCATGGAGCTCATCAAAAATTAAACATGATCTATTGACGCCATGCTTACTTTTCACGTCAGCAGAAAGCACCTGATAAAAACTGTTTGTTTTATAGACGACAATCCGTTTTCTGCTGTCTATAACCCTACACCGTTTTGAAAGTGCATGATTAAGTCCAACCATCTTAGAGGCAACATTGTAGACAAAGCCTGCCTGCTCCCTGTCAACTGCTGCGCTATAAACCTCAGCGCCCATCTCATCATCAGCGCAAAGGCATTTAAGACCAACACCTGAGGCAAGTTCAGTTTTACCGTTCTTTTTGGGGATTTCTACATAGACTATACGATATTGCCTGTATCCGTCTTTGTTTACAGTTCCGAATACTTTTTCGATTATTTCCCGCTGCCAGGGAAGTAATTCAAAATTTACACCATACCATCTGCCCTTGGTATGTTTGAGATTTTCAATGAACTTAACTGCTCTCTCTGCTTTGTCTTTATCAAACACATCTAATCTAAATACCTTTCCATATCATCTTCATTTTGTTCGCTCGGTAACTGCATCCTTCCACGACTCGATGGAGTCAGACCAAATTCAGCCATGAATGCTTTTGCTATTTGAAGATATTTCTGAGCTATTGCAACCTGAGGAAGTTGCTGATAATAACTACTGCCTGTTTTACTTTGAATTCTATAATAAGTTCCGATAGCCTTCTTCTCACCCTTTTTATCTTCTATCTCTTTATCCATAAATTGCTCAGCCTCTAACCAACGAGAGTAGGCTTTACAATAACCTTCTAATGCAGCTCCATCAACACTTGTTAAGAGTCCAAGCCGTTCAAGTTCAGGTGCAACACGCTTCCATTCCTGATAAGCAGCTTTATCTTTTTTTAACCATTCGGGGCATTTAGGTGCAATCGGTTTAGGTTTTGGTTGGCTTGCTATTTTTTCTTCTAAATTTAATTTTGATGGATTGCCATTAATCACATGAAGCGATAATGGTTTTGGTTTTCTTCCTGGAATACTCATTGAT